TGTGTATGCCCGTATGTCGTCTGAGCCTGCCCGTAAGCGTGTCAGGAAGGACAAGGGCGCAGAGACGCAGGCGCAGCAGCCTGAGGCCGTTCAGGGCAATGCAACGGCCCCTGAGCCTGAGCAGGTTAGGGAGCCTACGTTTCAGTAGGTATGCCTGCGTTGTATGCGGCCAGGCCTACAGGCTCGTAGCCATTGGCAATGGCCAGGCCTACCAGGCAGTACCGCCATGGGTAAGCAGGATGTGCGGTAGGTATTGCCGTATAGATGTGTCCTAGCTAGGCACGAGCAGGTGACGGCCCTGTTGGCAATGCCGACAATGGGAGCGCAGAGCCTGCTCATTTGGCTGGCCAGGGTCAGGGGGTCGCCACCATCGCCACCTGACCCTGGCTGCCATCTAGCCGTAGCCGTAGCGTTAGCGCATAATGCGTGCGGTTAGGCTCAAAGCCGGCGGTACCAGGCTCAGCCCGGCCAGCTCGAGGTGCTTCAACATACACCTCCGGTCACCTAGACAGATGGTGCGGGTGCGAGACAGGCCAGCACACAGGCCTCTGACCAGGGCTTATGCAGCGAGGCACAGGCAACCAGGCCATGCAAGACCGGACTATTTGAGGCTAAGTGCGATGGGTAGACCACCGTTAGAGCTTTACCCAAAGGGGTTAGCCGAAATAGGTAGCGGTTTTTTAGAGGGTAAGGTAGGGGCGGGCGCCAAGCGCCAACCAGCTCAAAACTCTAAGCTTATTCCGCTAACGCAGGGATTTAACGCTAAGTCGTCCCTTAGAGGAAACCCATTTCCGAGAATTGCGCCGGAGCCTCAACCTCATTGGGACTACTCCGCCGGCCAAGACATCTGCAAATGGGCAAGGGATGTCCTTGGTATTCAGCTGTTGCCGTGGCAGGAATACATGCTTATTCAGGGCTGCGCCAGGCATGAAGGCCGCTTCCGGTACAGGACCATATTGGCTGTTGTTGCCAGGCAGAACGGTAAGACCTTGCTTGCGCAGGTTCGCATTCTTGGCGGCCTTTGCGTCCTAGGCGAGCGTTACGCCTTAGGTACGGCGCAGACAAAGAACATTGCCATGTCGACCTTTAACGAGGCCAAGGACAGGCTTGATGATGCCATGCGCCAGGGCCATCAAGGCGTGACCGTGACAAAGATACGCAGGGCCATTGGCTCAGAACATTTCATGGTGAATGGCAGGGGCCAGTACAGGGTTGTAGCAAGCACTCAGGGCGCCGCACGAGGCCTGTCAGGCGTTGACCTTGTTGTCATGGACGAGATACGGCAGCTGAGGGATTGGCAGGCGTACAGCGCCATAGACAAGGTGCGCAGGGCCAGGCCTGATAGTCAGCTATGGGCCATCACTACTGAAGGTGACCTGTCGTCTGAGGTGCTGAACAAGCTTCAGGCTCAGGGCCGTGAGGCCATCATTCAGGGCAGGGAAACGGCCCTTGGATACTTTGAATGGTCAGCACCGCCTGGTGCTCATCCTGGCAAGGTTGAGTCATGGGCACAGGCAAACCCGTCCCTCGGTTGGACCCTTGACGAGAGCACCGTACAGGCCGAATACGAGACAGACCCGTCTGAAGTGTTTGAGGTTGAGGTGCTGTGTCGCAAGGTCGCAGCTATTCAGGCTTGGGTGAAGCCCGCTGATTTCGACCAGTGCGCGACCGATAAGCAATTCCCCATAGACCAGCCCTTTGTCCTGGCCATTGATGCAGGCCCCGAGCTGCGCCATGCCAGCATCGTTGCTGGCGCCCTTGAGGATGACTTTCACCACGTTGAGCTTGTCGCCGAGTACACAGGCCCCGAGGCCCTGACGGCCGCTGAGCGCCGCCTAGATGCCCTTCTAAGGCGCTGGAAGCCCTACGCCCTGGTTTCCCTGCATCGCTCCCCCGCCGAGGCCGTAGCGGCCAAGCAGGCGCAGGCGCACGAGGTTGAACACGTGACCGTCAGGCCTGCCGATTGGGCCAGGGCCTGCCGGGCCTTCTATGCGGCCGTCAACCAGCGGACCCTTAGGCACCCTGGCGGTTCTGGCATATCGGCTGCATTGGCCTCAACCAAACGAGGCCCTGATGGCCTGGTTAGCAGCGTTCACAGGATTAACCCTGAAGCTGACATAGATGCGGCCGTGGCTGCTGTCCTGGCTATGTGGCTACCTACCCAACAGCCTGAGCCAATCAAATACCCTGAATGGACGGCCTTCTAATGCGAAACGTCATGCCTCAATACGTGCTATGGGTCCTTGAGATACTGAGCCTTATCGTTATTCTGTATACGTCCTGGCTACTGGTTGACAGGCCTGTGTTTGCCCTTATCTGCGCAGTTGTCGTCCTGTTGACCTGTATGTACGTAGAGCACCGGAGCCTTGATTACCTGCCTGAGGATGTGGCCTGATGCCCCTGCTGAAGGCCCTGAGACGGCCGCGTGTCACGGTCACCAGGGCAGCTAACGCCAATCAGAGCCTGCTGCCTATTGCGGCCTGGCAAGAGGCCCTGAGGCCTGGCACATGGGGGACTGCATGGGATGATCCTTTCCCCTGGCATTACGTGACTGAGGAAGAGGCCCTAGACCTTCCTGTCATTGCAGGCTTCATGCAGATTACGCAGAGCCTGTTGCTTCAAATGCCCTTACATGGCTATAGGAAGCCCTCAGCCATGGTTCCTCAGGTTCCCCTAGACGTAGAACCGCCAATCCTGCTGAACCCTACGCCTGGTGACGGTAGGACGTTCACGGATTTCATTGTGGAATACATGCAGGATATGGTCCTGTATGGGAACTATGTAGCCGTGCTAGGTCCGCCCAATTCGCAGGGCTGGCCTGACCTGATGGTTCCTATCCCTGTAGGGCAATGGCAGATTGTCGCCGATGGCAACGAGGGTAAGTTTCACTACCTCATCAATGGGATCAGGTATGAACAGCCTGAAATCTTCCATGTGATGATGAACAAGTCATGTAGCAACCTCGTGGGCAGGGGCGCCTTACAGCTGTACCGCAGGCTCATTGCTACCAGCGTTGCTGCTGAACGGTGGGCGGCCCTGTATTACGAAGGCGGCGCTGTACCGCCTGGTGTCCTTGAGCACCCTAACCCTGACCTAACACAGGATCAGGCCACCCTGCTTAAGGGCAAGATGAAACAGGTAGCCATGGCGCGAGAATGGGCCGTACTGCCTTCAGGGTCCAAGCTGCATGTCCTTGATGGCAACGCTGAGGAATCACAGCTGAATGAGACGCGCAGGATGAATGCTCAGCAGCTAGCCATGGCTATTGGCATCCCTGGCGCCCTGCTCGGCCTTGATGCCCCTAGCCTTACCTACCGCAATATCACGGACGTGTTTCAACAATTCATCACCACAACCGTCATGGCCTACCTCGTTCCCCTTGAGCAGCAGCTGTCGCTTCAGTGCCTGCCTCGGAACCAAGAGGCACGGTTCTTCCAAGCCAATGTTCTCAGGCCTGATATGGAAGCCAGGGTCAAGCTTGCCAACGAGGCTATGGGTTCAGGCCTGTTCACCAGGGATGAGGCAAGGGCATTCTTTGACCTTGGCGCCATCCATTTCATTGAAACCAGTAGTTCGCCTATGGGCGATGGACCCGAGCCGGCGCAGCCATGACTGTCATATACCGCAGTCCGCTGGCCATCGTATTTCAGGGTCGATCCGAGGATGTCTTGCCTACGCTGGCTAAGGCCTCGGTTGACTGCATAGTCACTGATCCGCCCTATGGGCAGGCGTACCAAAGCAATTTCCGCAGGGCCATCATGGACCGAATAGAAGGGGATGACGGCTTGACAGATATACAGGCCGTTCTGCGCAAGGCGTGCCAAGCCTTGAGAGGTGGCAGACACCTGTATGTGTTCGGCCCTGACCTGGCCGCTGGTTTGCCTGTGGGCGGAAGCACTGAGCTGATTTGGGCCAAGGGCAATATGTCCATGGGCGACCTGACGGCTGTATGGTCCCAGGCTCATGAACGCATTGGGTTCATGGTTCATGTGCCAAGCCAAGCCAATAGGGCTGATGGCAAGGGCAAGCTCGCGGCCAGGCTACGTAAGGGTTCCGTCCTGTCTGTGCCAAGGAAGAATTCAAGAGCCAATAGCAGGCACCCTACCGAGAAACCCGTTGCCCTACTCAGGCAGCTTATTGAGTCGTCTACCTCAATCGGCGAGGTAGTGCTTGACCCTTACGCAGGCGTAGGCAGTACGGCCGTAGCGGCCATTGCCTGCGGGCGCAGGGCCATTGCAATTGAGGTTGACCCTGGCTACTGCCAGACAATCGTCAACAGGGTCAAGGAAGCTGAAGGCCTGGCCCAAGAGATTGAGAGGCTCTGATATGAATGATGGCCTGTACCTCAGAGCCATTGATAGCCATCTATCACTGACAGGGGACGGCCGTACCGTCCTAGGCCTGCTGGCGCCATACAATCAGGTGACCAGGGTTGATGACGGGTTTGGCCCCTATTACGAGCAATTCGACCCTGGTTGCTTCGAGCGTTGCATCAAGGGCAATGCCAGCTATCTCAGGGTTCAGCTTGAGCACAATGGCCATTGGGTAGGCAGGGGCCAGAATTGGCAGGACGGGCCACCAGGCCTTGCAGGTGCCTTGCGCTTGGACGATACCGAGGCAGGCAGGGAAGCAGCGTTCAAGATCAGAGACGGGCAGACAACAGGCCTTAGCCTGGCCTTTAGGCCTTCAGCCAATGATCCTGTTATTGAGCATCCTGACGGGCGTCAGGTGGTCCATCGGCGCAGGGTTAAGGCCCTGCATCATGTGGCCCTGTGCCAATTCCCTGCGTACAACCAGGCGCTCGTTACGGCTGTCCGTAGCGCCCCTGACGGCCCGCCTGAGCGCCTTCAGTATTGGAAGAACTGGACAGCCAACGTCAGGCGTGTCTAAATGCGCTTGTGCGGGTTTGACGGCCGACAGCCCTATCGGTTTCACCCTTCCCCCTTGTTTGCATCGCAAGGCCGCGCTGAAACCTAGGGCTGTCGGCCTCACTTACGCATCGCATGACACCTGCTCTTGGCCCGAGCAATACCCATGCAGAGAACCTGAATCCTTCTCTGAATGAGGTTTGTCATGCCTACTGAAATTGCTGGAAGCAAGCGCCTTGATTGGCTCAAGCGCCAAATGGAACAGGCGCTAGGTGACGTTGAAAGCATCACCAATAGGGCCGCTGATGACGACCGTGACCTGTCTGATGCCGAGCAGCGCACCTGTGAAGCCAGGCGTTCACGCATCACTGAGCTTGAATCAGAGCTTGAGGTTGAAGCTGACCTAGCCAAGCGTTCTGCCTCGTATCAGGGCCTGGTCGCTCACATTGGCCCGCCGCAGGATCAGCCCATTAGGGGCCAGCTGGTTGAGCGCCAGGCGCAGGGGAACGCTGAGGTGCCCAACTATGCAACGCCTGGTGCCTACCTCGTTGACTTCCTGACACGCTCTGAAGACCCTGAGGCCGCTCAGCGGTTCAATCGGTACCTTGAGCGCGCCGTTGCCCATCAGACCACTACGCAGAACCCTGGCCTGTTGCCTGTGCCGATCCTTGGGCCTGTCTTCACTGAGCAGGCTCAGCGGCGCCCTGCCATTGAAAGCGCAACGCTCAGGCCCCTTCCTGGCGCAGGTAAGACCTTTCAGCGGCCGCAGATTAAGCAGTACACATTGGCAGGGCCTCAGTCCGCTGAGAAAGCGGAGCTTCCGTCTCAGCCAATGCTCATTGATCCCATTACTGTCACCAAGAGCACGTTTGGTGGCGTGGTCAATCTGTCATGGCAGGACCGTGATTGGACGGACCCGTCCATTATGGACCTTATTGTCGCCGACCTTGCGGCCTCATATGCGCAGGCTACGGACGCGGCTTTTGTGTCCTACTTCCTCGGTACGGTTACGCAGACTGAGGCCCTGGCGACGGGTGACAGCAAGGGCCTCTTGGGCGCCATCTTCGCCGCTACCGGAACCATCTTCAGTCAGACCAACACTATGCCTGACACCCTGTGGGTTGCCCCTGACGTTTGGGGTTCCCTTGGTTCCATGGTCGACAGCACAGGCCGTCAGCTGTTCGCTACGGTCAACCCTGTTAACGGCCTCGGTACTATCTCGGCTACGTCCATGACGGGCAGCCTGGCAGGGTACAGGCTTGTCATTGACAAGAACCTTCCCTCCGGTACTGCCGTTCTTGGTGACAGTACCTATGTTGAGGTTTACGAAACCATTGGTGGACAGGTGTCCGCTATTGAGCCTTCCGTCCTTGGTACGCAGGTTGCCTTCTACGGTTACATTGCCTGGCTGACGCTTGAGCCTAAGGCCTTTGTGAAGATTACGGGCGTGCCCGTTCTTCCGTTTGGCGCGACCAATGGTAACGGCGGTACGCCGGCGCAGCACAGCAGCAGCCATAGCAGCACTAGCAAGGCCGCAAAGTAATGGCTCTGCCGACAGGGCCTGGTTGGCCTGACATCGATGAATACAAGCAATGGTCCAGGGTCACGGATACCGTTGATGATGTCGCGATTGACCAGGCCCTGTCGGCTGTTAAGGGCGCCATTGTCTCAAGGTGTCCTGTCCTAGCTACGGCGCCCTGCCCGTTTGATGTCCTGTACGCCTGCCTCTTGTGGACCAACAGGTTGCTTGTGCGGCGCCAATCCCCTGAAGGGATCGTAGGCATTGCCGATATGGGCGCTGTAGCCATCAAGGCCTCAGACAGGGACATTGACCAGATGCTTGCCCCTTGGGTTGAGCCGGTAATTGCCTGATGGATACCTACGCCAGGGGCCTTGAGATTGTGCAAGGGCTTGAGGCCCTAGGCACAAGGGCCACAATGGACCCTGCCTTGGCCAATCCGCCTGTTGTATTGGTCATTCCACCCAACCTTACCTTTGACCTGAATTGTGATGCCGTAACAGCTGATTGGCAGCTTGTGGCCCTGTACCCCGCGACCAATAGCGCAGACAGGTCAACGTGGCAGGGCCTGAACGCAATGATTAACCATGCTCAGCAGGTCCTAGATATCCGAGCAGCGGACCTTGTTTCCTACGTTGTAAACGGCAGGACCTTCCCTGCCTACCTCTTGACCTGTAGTGAAGGGATTTAGCCATGGCTGTTACTGAGTCCAAGCTCAAGACCGGAAAGCTCTTGCTTGGTACGGCGCCAGGCGTTGACTACGCCTGCCAACCGACCAATGTGCGCGTTGTGCCTGAATTCAATGAGGAAGGTGACGAGGTTGAAACCCTGTGTGGTGACACCTTGACCGCCTCGGCTACTACCAGTTGGTCCCTACAGGGAACGTCTATTCAGGATTGGGACGCGCCATCAGGACGGGTTTCCCTGGTTCAGTATTCCTGGCTTCACAATGGGGAGACGGTTCCCTTTGTGTGGAACCCAAACAATGGCGCTACAGCTATCTCAGGCAACGTTACGGTGCGCGCCCTTGAGGTTGGCGGTGACGTCAATACCCGTATCACCTCAGACTTTGATTGGCCTATCGCAGGACAGCCTGTCGCTACGTGGGGCGCATCTACGCCTTCCACAGGCGCTACCGCAGGCACGCCAGGCAGCTGGACGCCAGCAGGATCTACGGCCCCTTCCTCGGTAGCCAACCTCATTGCCGGTACGCCTAACGCTGTTACGGCCTCACCAACGACAGCTTGGACGACAGGTCAATATGTTCAGACCGGTACATCAGGCGTTGGTGGCCAGGCCTATTGGAACGGCACAGCTTGGACGGCAGGCACAGCTGCATTGGCTGCTGACGACCAGGCCGCCGAGGATGATGACCAGGCCGACGAGGATGAGCCTGATACAGGTGATGATGGTCCTGAGACAGGTGAAATCACTACCTATTCCTTGCGCTGATGGACGTCAGGGTTACAGGCGTTGACGACATAACGCAGGGCCTTGAGCAGGTGCTGAAGGAAGCGCCAAGCCTCAACCCTCGTGAGGTAGGCGCCATCATCCTTCAGGCAGCCCGTAATAGGGCGCCTGTCGTCTCAGGGTCGCTACGGGCATCAGGTAGGGCCGATGGGGCCTCGGTAACGTTCCTGGCGCCCTACAGCGCCCCTATCCATTGGGGATGGCGCAAGCGCCATATCGAACCAAACCCGTTCCTTGTGAAGGGTACCGAGGCAGCTGCTGACGCCTGGCTTCAGGCCTTCGCTGATGCGTTGCAAGTTGAGCTTGACAGGAAGGTCTGATGAGCACCTTTAGAAAGCATTTCAGGGTTGTATGGAACGAGGGTAACCCTGTTGATGTCGTGACCAATGCCAGGGATGTCGCCGAGGCCGCAGAGCATCAAGAGGAAGGCGCAGGCCTTACCTCGTTCCGCCTGGTCTATTCAGCCCTGAAGCGTTACGGGCATGACGTTCCTTCCTTTGATGATTTCATGGATCAGCTAGACGAGATTCAGGCAACGCCAGGCAAGGCGGACTCAGACAATGTGGACCCTACGTTGCCCGAGGCATCTACCGCAGAGCAATTGCAATCAGTGTCCTGACAGGTACGGCCTTCAGCCAATGGCTTGAGCCAAGAGCATTGGTTACCGCTGAGCAGGTCCTAATGGAGATAGCAGAGGCACGCAATGCCCGCTAAATCAGCCACCGTAGGTATCAAGATTGAGGCCGATGCCTCTGATGCCCTGAGCGATGTGCGCAAGGCTGAGAACGCCCTTCAGGACCTTGAGCAGGCGGCCAAACAGGTTGGCTCAGGTGCCGACGGTATCGACTCGCTTACCGAGGCCGTCAAGGGCCTACAGGAAGCCACTGAGGCCGCAGCTGAAGGCGGTAGCGGCCTGTCTGATGCGTTCGCCGGCGGCCTTGCTGGTGGCGCCATAGGCGCAGGTATAGCCAAGCTAGGTGGCGTCGTTTCCGAGGCCTTTGGCAAGCTTGCTGAGATAGGTCAAGAGGCCTTTAGCGAGGCCATGACGTTTGACGTTGGCCGGGACAAGCTACAGGCGCAGCTAGGCCTGACAGCTGAACAGGCCAAGGTTATGGGCGGTATCGCGGGCGACCTGTATAGCGACGCCTATGGGGAATCTATTGGTGAGGTGAACGAGGCCCTGCGCCAGGTCACGCTGAACGTAGGCCTGAACGCAGACACACAGGCCGCTGAGCTTCAGTCTGTGACAGCTAGCGTCCTTGACCTGGCCTCGGCCTTTGACCAGGATTTGGCAGGCGTTACCAGGGCTGTTGGTCAGCTTATGAAGACAGGCCTTGCCAAGAACGCCAAAGAGGCAATGGACGTTCTGACACGCGGGTTTCAGATTGGCAATGATAAGGCTGAAGACCTGCTAGATACCGTCAACGAATACAGCACCAGCTTCAGAGACGTTGGCCTTGATGCCTCGCAATTTATGGGCATCCTCAAGCAGGGCCTACAGGGCGGCGCAAGGGATGCAGACAAGGTTGCTGATGCCATCAAGGAATTCGGCATCAGGTCAAAGGATGCCAGCAAGACCAGCGCCGAGGCCTTTGAAACACTAGGCCTGAACGCAAAGGAAATGACAGACATCTTCGCCAGGGGCGGCAAGGGCGCCGCTGATGGCTTGGACCTTGTTCTGGACAGCCTGAGGAAGATAGAAGACCCTGTAGCCCGCAATGCTGCTGCCGTAGGCCTCTTTGGCACACAGGCTGAAGACCTAGGCCAGGCGCTCAACAGCATTGACCCGTCAGAGGCCGTCAATGCCCTAGGTGAGGTAGGTGGCGCCGCAGAAAAGATGGGCAAGGACCTTGCCGACAATGCCGAGACAAGGTTTGAAAGCTGGAAGCGGACTGTCCAAACCAAGGTTATTACGTTCATTGCGGACAACCTGTTACCGGCTCTTGAGAGTGTGGGCGCTGAAGCCGAGGTGCAATTCGCGAGGATGGGCAGGGCTTGGGATGCCTTTGTCTTAGGCTTCCGAGGTGGCGTAAAGCTTGAGGTTGACAACGGTCAGCTAACCTCAAGCATCACAGCTATTGAGCAAATGAACCCTGAATCACCGTTCGCTGAGGGAACGGTGATGCGCGACATAGAAGACCTAGGCAGGACTGTTAGACAGCTATCAGATGAATGGCTCCCACGGCTCAGAGATGCCCTTGAGGAAGTACGGCTTAAGCTCAAAGAATTGAGCGATTACCTTGAGGACAATAAGACCGCAATGGAACTACTGAGAAACGTTGGAATAGCGGTCCTGATAGTCGGGCTACTGATCCTGGTTGGTGTCATTTCTACCGTAATAGGTTGGGTCATCCTCTTTGGTGTCGTGATGGGTGGGTTGCTTGCGCCCTTTGTCGCCGTCCAATTCGGCATGAATAGGCTAGGCATCACATGGGGCGATGTGTGGGGGACAATGCAAGCAGTAGTGCGCACGGCCGTATTCCTCATTTCCAATTGGATACGGGAGCTGGCGTTCATTGTAGGTAGCATTGTCGATGATGTATGGCCTGACGATTGGGCACGGCTTTGGGACAACATTACGGGCATTGTGCGCAGGGCAAAGGATGCGGTCCTAGGGTTCATCGGTGACATCAAGCGCGAGATAGACAACTTCCTAGGCCTCATCAAGAAGGTTAGTAACCCGTTCAGTAACCCGTTCGGTAACCCGTTTGCCTCAGGCAATATGGCGCCTGTGATGATGGCAGGCCCTATGGCCTCAGCCATGGTGGCCCCTGCCTCAGCTGGCGCAGGCTCAACCGTCATCAATGTGAGCGTGTCCCATACAGGCCTAGGTGTCGACAGCCCTAGGCTTCAGCGTGACCTTGTAGAGGCCCTGAGACGCTATGACAGGCGCAACGGCCGCACATAAGGAAGGTCGATCAGAATGGCAGATAAGAAGATATCTCAGCTACCGGCCGCAGGGGCTTTAACGTCAGCTGATGTCCTGCCGCTGGTTCAAGGGTCCGCTACTGCCAAGGTTTCCCTTACGCAACTAGATTCACGCTGGGTCAGCACAAGCAGCGGAGGCACCGTTACAGGCGGCCTGACGGTAAGCCAGTACGTAGCTGTAGGGACTAACCCAGCTACGGCCGGCGCACTCAGGTTGCCGAATAATGGGCCTATCTATGCTAGAGACTCAGCTAATGGTACAAACCTCAATATATTGAATCTTGGTGGGACTGACTGGGTTAACATTGGCAGTTACGGGTCCCCGTATCTAGCCTTTCAGGCCAGGGATGGTATCCAATTCAATTTGAACTCCGTTAATCAGATGACCCTGACAGCAAACAATCTGAACTTTAAGGATTCGTTCTTTATTGGGGCAGGGTCCACTGTTGGGCTGAGAATTGGTGGCGCCGCCACGCAAAAGCTTGGGTTCTATGGCGCTACACCAGTTGTCAGGCCCACAGGCACACCAGCAGCAGCTACAGACCCAGCCACGACTATGGCGCTGGTCAATAGCCTTAGGTCTGCGCTCATTGCCCTAGGCCTTATCAGTTGACTTGGGACCTATTGACTGAGGCAGGGGAAGGACTCCTAACAGAGTCCGGCGACAGCCTTGTCACTGAGGAAGCCTTAAGCGCCTGGCCTGGTACCGCTGGCGGTGCCTACAGCCCTTATTGGGGTGGAGATATCAAGCTGTACGTATGGGCGGGCATCTTCGCAGGGTCAACCTTCCTATGGGGCGACTCAGCTACGGACAACCTTGATGCAGGCAATGTATGGGGCGGCGGCCTCGTGTCACCTACGCCACCAGCAGGCAGGCTATGGGTAGACCTG